CACCTGCCTCGCCTAGCCCTGCCGAACCTTGCCGTGCCCCGCCTTACCTGCCTCGCCATACCTGCCTCGCCGCGCCCTGCCGTACCACGCCCAGCCTCGCCGCACCTGCCATGAAAGCCTCTATATTGAGGCTACAGTTACCCTCGCCTGTTCCAAAATAGAAAGATTCACTACATTTTTCAGACCTTTTAGGTCTTCATAGCGTTTAAGCCAGACCTCAAGATCCTTGACGGCCGAAGCTAAAGCTTGTTTGTAGAGTGCCTCCTTAGACATTACTTGTTCCAACGGAAAATACGCTCTACCTGCCTCTTGGTCCTCTGTCAACTCAATATTGTAATACTGATGAACCTCTCGTTCTTGAAAGATTGTCCGTTGTACTGAAATCAACTGTCTTGCTTGCCATAATCTGTATTTTTCTCCTGCACTACTGTTGTCCCAATCAAAAAGGAGGTGTAATAAAGAATTTTGACGCCCTAGCTGCCTCAACTACAGCGTGTGGAGTAAGCGCTCCACCTTCACCTTCAATTCGTTTAAGCTCAGCTGCCACGATTTCTTTTTTTATCATTTTTATACACCTCCTTTCTTTTTTTTTAAGACTCACTTACCCATTTGGACATCGAACTGTCCGTAATCTCCACTTTTCTCAGGCCTCCATTCACCTATTCCACACGCGAATCCTGCAACCCTAAACAAGTTAATAACCTGCTCAGCGCTTATAACAGAGACATTATGCTTAACAGTCAACTCCATAGACCATTCTGTTAATTGACCTCGGTATCTAAGATCGGCTGCTTTGATTCCGACATTAACCATGTCTTCTCGCATTTCTGGCTCTCCTTTGTAGTCGACTCTTACAAGTCCTTCATGGTCACCCACTATGAAAACAGCTCCTTTTACTAGCGCCATCGTCACTCCCGTAACATTCCTACATGCATCTGTTAAAGCCTTTTTTAGTGCTATTGCGGGAAAGGCTATCTCTCCATTTGAGTTACGATAGAACGATGCTTCAAACTCCGCTTGGGGATCTCTAACCTCATGCCCCTTAGCTGCTTTCTTCTGTTGCTTCTCACGCATCATTCGTTTAGCTTTCTCTGACCATTTATGAAAGATTAAAGGACGTAAACCAATAATCCTTACTGGGATAATCCCAATACTTAGCGGTCTTACTACTATCTGTTCAATTGTTTTATCTGCCATAATTCACCTCCTTCCCACGTTATTATTTGATTGTCTTCCCTCTACCAGAGTATGGTGTAGCTAAACCTTCAGCAATCATCAATCCGTTGAGGCTGACATCGTCCGCAAATACCTCACAAAGGTACCTTCCGTATTTCTCCTTACGGTCTTTGTAGGTGGTTAGTACAACTTGTTCGCCGATTGGTAACAGCTGTTGCATCCTGGCCTTGCTCTTGAGCCCTTGCTCCCTCTCGATTCCACGAGTCTCGGGCGTGTTGATACCATAGAGCCTAAACCGTAAGTTCATGGTCACGTCAAAGCCTAATTGGACCGAACAGTCTATGGTGTCACCGTCAATGACCCGAAGCACTATAGCTTTATATGTATACATTAATCCTCCTCTTCATTTCGTCGTCTTTTTATAAATTGGCTTTGTTCCCTTTAATGGTAAAACAACTGTATACTCCGCAGTAAGCCCCATCTTTTTATTCTGTTTATTTATGTTCCAGAGGACATCTACCATCTCACCAAAAGTGTTATATCTTTTTCTTCTTGTTAAATATCCTTGATCGGTAATCGTCACATCCACAGCTGCTGTAATTCCCGCTCCGAACGTTGCCACGAATTGATTTGCTTCTTCATTTCGTTTCATAGTTAGTTTTTTCATTAGTTTTTTCATATTATTTCTCCTCCTCAACTAATTTATATTTCTTACCATCAATGATTTTAATATCTTCTTCGTCTATCTCCCTGAGCCTTACACTGTAGGCTTCATATGCTGGGTCTACTATTGCTTCGTAAGCTTTCCATGCTGGGCCTACTATTGCTTCGTAAGCTTTCCTAGCCTCGTCTTTCTGTTCTTGCTTTGATTTCATTAGTTTTTTCATATTATTCACTTTCTTTCTCTGTTAATGGTTTGTCTAGTGAGGCGAGGTCTATAATTTTTGTTTTTGCATCACCAGTATCTTCCTCATAAGAATAAAACTTCTCTGTCTCCTCAAGTGGTTTCATTGGGTTTTTGAGTTCAATGCCATAAAACCATTCAGCTCTAAATTGAGCAGCAAATATAATGCCCTGCAAAACAGTCTGGACTTCATCTTCCACTTTGTATTTAACACAAACCACTTCGCCTATTTTATATTTTGGATTTTTGAATTGTATTATTTTCATATTATTCACTTTCTTTCTCTGTTTAGTTAGTTTTTTCATATAGGGCTTTGATTAAAGCTATTACGTCATCTAACGCTAGAAGATATTTCCTGTCGGGCCTAATACCACTTCTTACGTAATGATTCCATTTCAGTTGTTCCACATTATTAAGCAGGGTAGTTTGGAATTGGGTTCGTTTCTGTTCTTGTTTAGTTAGTTTTGTCATATCCGTCTTAATAACTGATTCAATCAATGAATTATTAAACCTCTCATCAAATTCCGCTAATATTTTTTGTGTGTCTGTCGTAGGTTAGTCCTTCGGCTTGTATCCTAAATTGACACCTTCTTTAACTATTATTTTTTTACCAGCCCAGAAGGCATTGAGTCGCTTTAAGTAATCATCCCTCAATGTCTCATCTTTTTTAATGTACCCAATAGTCATGTGTGGTTTGTAACCAGTAAACGTGTTGATGTGTGGTAAAAACTCCAAGCGGTTGTGACCCTCCATAAGCTCTGGAGTGACTTTAATATGTGCGACAAGACAATAGTACGCCTCATCCTCGTATGGGCTTTCAAAGTAGCCAATGTGGTCAATCTCGACAGTATCCATTTTCCAACCATCTAAGACTGATTTAATGTGCTTTTCCCAATTGTGAGCGTTATCTAACAATCCATAAAGCAGGGTGATGTGGGGTACGCTTCCAGCTACCCAGCCGTTGATCCACTTGCGATCTGGCTTGCTTGAATAGTATAAATCTTCGGTGGTTCTTACTATTCCACCCATACTTCCAAGTGGTTCTAAATCAAGCATGACACAGCCCAGAGTATCTAGGTTGATGTCTAGTTTTTTGTATACTTCCTCAAAATTGCGTGAGTTAAGTTGTTTCATAAGTAAAGGTTTAGTTAATCATGCCTAGGACAGCCGCCTAGAATTATCCACATTAGTTTACCTTGAAATATCTGCCAGCTACATTCACAATCTTTAGGTCTAAACCACATACTAGGTGTAAATGTATTTAGCAACCATTGTTTAATTCCTTGTTTTTCTATATATGGATAAAACATATTATTTTATTAACTTCGTAAATGTTGCCAACTGTCGATTATAATTCTTCGTTGTTCTTCAAATGATGGTTTTAGCCAGAACTTCCACCAAGGGATTGATTTCCAAAAAGCAATAAGTTCTTGATTACCTTTTTTAATTCTCGCACGCTCTAGATTAAACTCCTCGTAGCTAGATGTTATCGTTGTTTTCATAGTTAGTTTTTTGACAAAGTTTTTATTTTTTCTCTTACTGCTTCCCAGAGGGCGTCACAGAGTTCCTTAAAGTCTGGGAGACCGTCTATCTGATTTGGAATCCCTTTTTCATTAGTAACCCTCCAAGCACAAGTAGCTCCGGTCCATGTAAGTAGGTGCAAGATTTGACCAAGTTTACCGTGGTATTCTAAAAACTCAACCATTTGACCGATTGAAAGCTCTATTGGATTAAGTACATATCTTGTAAATGTTTTTGTATCTGTAAATCTAGATGGCTCTCCTGGTACTGCCAGTCGAGTAAAATATCTATGCGCAAAACACCACAATTCTAATTCTTTTTTTTGTTTATTATTTAGCTCGTTGAATTGATCTATATTTATGTGTAACTTCATGTTATTTATTCCACTTTGTACTGTATCGCAAACCAAAAGTCGGTTAATCTAGCCCACACAGGAGTTAAGTTATGTAAGCGAGGACTCTTATCATTTCTGTTAATAACGATAGAATGATCAGTGTCTTCCCATTTGTGATTCTCATCAGTCAAAAAAGTATGCGTCTCTCTAATATGCCGATAAACCGCTTGAGCGTCAGACTTTTTATCTATCTTCTTGAGTTCTTCCCACTCACCACGTTCTCTAACTTTTAAATATTTCATATTATTCACTTTCTTTCTCTCTGCTTTCTTTTTCATAATATCAAGTGAATAATTACATGTATCACTATTACTACCAGGAACCAATTGTCTACTGGGTTTTTTTTAAATAACCATTCTTTTATTCTTTTCATATTATTCACTTTCTTTCTCTGTTAATGGTTTGTCTAGGGATTCGAGGAGGTCGTCTTTTTTGATAACTACTTCTTCTTCTATTTCACCATAATGAAATTGACCACTACTATCGCAAATACATCTCTCATTAACATTTTTCCTTCCGTAGTGTGGTTTGTTACATACGTTACAAATTGGTACTGTGATTTTCATATATTATTTTTTAATTATGGTTAATTTATCAAGTGCTTCCATAGTTCCTTTGAACATTGGTAATTCATATTTAGGTGTTTCTTTCTCTGTTAATGGTTTGTCTATTGCATCGTAGGTTGAGTATGCCTCCTGAAGTAGCTTAAGAAGTATCTCTTTGCTTACATAAGTATTTGTAAGCCCAGGCAATACGACATCAGCACTTTTTTCCTTAACAATGCTTATCATCTTTTCCATTACCCTTTGTTCTTGTTTAGATAGTGTTTTCATAGTTATTCCTCCTCCACTAACTTATATCTTTTACCGTTAATGATTTTAATATCTTTTTCGTCAATCTCCCTGAGCCTGGCTAGGTAGATTTCCCGTGCTGGGTCTACTATTGCTTTGTAAGCTTTCCATGCTGGATTTCTTATTGCTTCGTAATCGTCCCGTGCTGGGGCTACTATTGCTTCGCAAACTTTCAGCGCTGGATTTCTTATTGCTTCGTAAGCTTTCCATGCTGGATTTCTTATTGCATCGTAAGCTGCCAGTGCTGGGTCTACTATTGCTTCGCAAGCTTTCTGAGCCTCCTCTTTTTGTTCTTCTTTAGTTTTCATAGTTAGTCCTTCGCTTTAATTATATTTTCCGATACCAGGTAGCAGTACATTTTTGCTAGAGCATCAACCAGTGATTTTTCTTCGATGTGTCCATCAATGAAACCATCATTAGTGGCATAACCTACGTCAAACAAATTAAATATGTTTTTATGACACGAGAGCCAAGCGTTGTTTGTGTTTACTACTATCAATGAGGGTAGCTTCTCTAGTATCTCTGAGGCAGTCGGGGCTGCGATTATATCTGTAGACGACCAACCTTCATCATCGGAGTAAAGAAGCGACCACTTATTTTCACACTTGTCACCGCCAATAGCCCAATAAAAAACACTACCCCTTTCCGGATACCCAGCTTCTTTTAACTTCTCCGCCCATTCTTTGCTTACGCATATTTGTTCTAGTGTCATAGGTTAGTCCTCTATTATTTCTTTTTTTATCACTAAACAGGTTTTAAGCCTTTTAGTCTTTCCTCAACTTCCTCTTTGTTGAAAGAAACATCACCTATTTTGATTGTTTCAACTTTTCTCTCTTCATCAACATTAATTCCTGATATCTCTTCAAAGATCTGCTTGTCGAAGTTAGGCAGATCAAAAGTCTTCGCTCTGTCTTCAGGTGTAGCCTTGTCCCACGATGCTTTAAAAGCTTTTTTATAGTCGTAAACCTTAAGATATCCCTTATTGGTTTTATACTCTGATTCATGGTCTTCTTTCTCCTGATCAGTCATGTCTTCTCCCGACACCCATTCTGTCAAGTCAAAGAACCAGTACTCAGGAAAGGATATTTCCCCAAACTTTAAGCCTGTATCCTTATTAAACATTCGTACGGTCGGGGAGTCAGTATTCATGAATCCTGTATTCCAGTCTCCTGTATTCCAGCTTCCAGTATTCCTGTCTCCTATATTCCTGTTTCCTGTATTCCTGTCTCCTATATTCCTGTTTCCTGTATTCCTGTTTCCTGTATTCATGTGTCCTGTATTCCTGTGTCCTGTATTCCTGTTTCCTGTATTCCAGTTTCCTGTATTCATGTGTCCTGTATTCATGTGTCCTGTATTCCAGTCCCCTGTATTCCTGTGTCCTGTATTCATGTATCCAGTATTACTGTTTCCAGTATTCCTGTCTCCAGTATTCCTGTCTCCAGTATTCCAGCTTCCTGTATTATCATTTGTCATAATTTTCACCTCCTTTTTTTATATTTTGCGGAGAGGGATAAGATTTGAACTTACGCCCCAGACATCGCTGAGCAAGTCATTACTTGGAACAAGTTCCTTGCTGACTCGGCACTAGGCCTCTATGCGACCTCTCCATTTATTTAAAAAACATAGAGTCGCGGACCCGCTTCTCTGCTATTTTCCTTTCTGGTCTTAAGCTTTCGGGTACTTGTAATTCTTGTGGGTACATTCGCGTTACCGCAGCTTTCATGCTTAATAATGTAAATCCTGCCAAAGCTTTGCCCATTACCTCAGCATCAGTTCTGTCTATGTAGAATACTGGCTGGCTTGCTCTTTCGTTTGGATTCTTTGAAAATCCTGCAAATACTTCTGTCATATAAGTGTAATTAATTCTTTCAGTTCAGCATCTTTCAGTTTGATAACTGTCTTAAACACTCTTCTTAGAGAATTGAACTGATCCAGCCCGAACTTCTCAATGTACCAGGTGAAATATGGGTACTGATCTCTAATGTGTCGGTAGTTACAGCCCCAACATTGGGTGTGAACATTACCAGCTTCGGTTAGATCCCATCTGGTATTCAAACCTCTTTTGCTAAAGATATGTCCGGCTCCTAATTTGGTTGTTGAACCACAAGTCACACATTCAGGCTCTATCTCTCGAATCCTGAGACTGACTAACTTATCTAGTTTTTCTGTTAATTTCTTTCTCTCTGTTTTCTTTTTCATATTATTCTTTATCCTTCCAGTAGCAATTTGAACAATTAGAATATTTGGCAGCCCACCAGGTCAAAAAACATTTGCACCGTTTGCATTTCTCCCAGTCGCTAGTCCAGTAACGGATCAGAGCTATGCGACCTACAAATATGAAAATGGCTATGAGGATGGCTATGGGGATGGCAGAGATAGCTATCTTCATATTATTAAAGGCCTCCTTCTTCGATCTTCTTCAAGTTCTCCTTGTCTATCTCCCTGAGCCTCAATAAATACACTTCTAATGCTGGAGCTTGTAGCGTCTTGAAGTCTTCCCATAATGAGTCTGTTATTGCTTCATAGGCTGCCAATGCCTCGTCTTTTTGTTCTTGTTTAGTTAGTTTTTTCATTAGTTTTTTCATTTGACTAAAGGATCATTTAAGTATGCCCCATTAGTGTAAGCTGACCAGGGATTCCAACCTGATGTCTTGAATACCCAGTAAGCGTAAAGAGTGTTGTTAAATGGGTTTTCTAACCATTGGATCTTCTCAGCCATAGTTACCCCTGGGATTCTATCTGCATGGATGTTCTTGTGTGCATTATGTAGGTTAATTTGAAATAACCCTATGCTATTTTCTACTGAGCTCTTAAGAGAACACTTAGGATAGTTCTTGTTAGTGTAACCACACTCGTGGTGAGATATAGCAAGGGCAAGGTTGGGGTTATCCTTTGTAAAGATCTTCCGAACATAAGCCTCTATCTCTTCTCGTTTAGGGTCTGGATTCTTGGATTTAATAGCGGCTAGCTCGCTTAAGAGCTCCTCATTTGTCTTCTCAAGCTCTGAATAATCAGCTCTAGCCTCACGGATGCCGTGCATTGCAGCACTGGCCTTCTTAAGCTCAAAAGAGGCTGAATTAATCATCCATTGTGAGGATAGATGGTTAGCTACCAACCCGAAGCAGAAGGTTATACAAGCGATATAGAGTAGAAAATATACCGCCCATTTACTTTTTGTTACAAAAGCCTTTGGCTTTATTACAAAAGCCTTTGGCTTTATTGTGTGATTATTTGTTTTCATATAATGCTTAGTATTTATTCTGTTTCGTCTAATACCGCAGGGGCGGTAAACCTTTTACAATTCCGGTTCTCGCAATACCACTTGTCACCCCACCAGAAGATATCTGAGTCACAGAGGGAGCATTTGTTGATATCCTGAGTCAACGCAACCCATATTTCTTTTATAAAAGCCAAAGGCTTTTTTACAAAAGCCAAAGGCTTTTTTATTAAATTAAACATTCTTTTCCTCCTCAAACATCTTGACTGCTATTATTAATATGAAGTATAGGTTATTAAAAAATATTTTAGGTTTCATTTTGTTTCTCCCAGTGTTTAGCCATCGAAAGGACTCCCCATCTTATTACTCTCAATCTCTTCTTTAGATTCCTCTGTAGTGTCCAAAACACCCTCTTCAAAGGCTTTGATTTCCTTTTTAAGGTCTTCTATCGCCTGACCATCTATAAGGAGCTTTTCCGTCCAAAACTTATGATCTGCTTTATGTAGTTTTACTTTTAATGCCAATAATATCTTCTTTAGCTGTAGAGCTGGGTTATCCTTTATAGACAATGTATATAGATCTGATTGGGAATAGTTATCGTAGTTTTCCATTTATTTCTTCTTTCTTGTTACCTATACAACTAGTATAGCACAAAGTAGTGTAAAGTCAACATAGCAACTTGTGCCTAATCTAGACTATTTTTGTCTATATGCTTATCACAGAAGCGGGCAATCTTTATTTTTCCTATCGAGTATTCAGCAGTCTCTGTGCAAAGGATGTTTAAGTCAATAAGTGGGAAATAATGTTTCCTAGAAATAATAGTTTTTGTTCTGTATTTTAGATAGAGCGCAGAGACTTCCATTTCAGGGTCTATATTTACTCCAAAATTAGACTTAACAGTAAACTGGCTGGTGATTGTATAAACCCGGCCAAAATAGAATCTACTGTGCATTAAATATAAGAGTTGACTTGATCTATCGTCGTGGGATTTTAAAGCAGGATCGCCAATTAACCATAAAACATAGTACCCCAGTTTGTTCAAGGCGATAGTTTTTTCAATAACTCTTTCAATGGGTGTTTCACTTAACTGGATCTCAATAGCCACCTTTTGTCCTTTATATTCGATAGCCACATCTAGTATGAATTTCCCGTCATCAACGATTTTTTCCAACTGACATTCAAAACCTTTATCTGTATAGTAGTCATAGAGCTTTTGCTTGAAAGATAAATGTTCAATACTTTCACTCTCCCACCAACAATCCCCTACAAAAGCCAAAGGCTTTTTTAAGTACTGATGAGCAAAATGAGCGATCTTCTTTTCTCCTTTTTTAAGAATAGTAGCCCCTCCACAAGCAGGGCAAGAATAAATCCCTTTTAAGGCATCTCTAGCAATTACTCTCTCTTCAAATATGTTATTTGATGTCAACATTATAGGTTATCTATCTTCTCCATCCCCTCTTCTAGCCTAATGTCTTCCGCTATAGCACTTATACCTTTCCGTACTTCAGTTACAGGCACGGTTTGGGGGTTAACTGCGGAAAGCGATTCTGGGGCCCTTTCCGCAGTTGGAACTGAGGAAAGGAAAGCCCCCGTTGTGGGGGGGGAGTATGTTTTCCGCAGTTCCTGAAAATCGGGAGTTAGTGCGTAGTAAGGAGTTAGCCTTTTTCCATGCATGCGTGGCTCAACTGCGGAAAGGATTTTTTTAAAAACGAGTTCTTTTACATAATTTCTGACAGATCTTACCGTAATAGAAGTTTCCGCTGAATTTGAAGAAGTGACCCAGAACTTTAATATATCGGCCGAACACAGGTTTGTTTTCATCTCCTCGAAGATTGAGATTATCCTATCAAGCTTTGCTGTCTTAGAAACCTCCCATGGAGTTCCTAGCGTCTTATATGTTCCGTCGTTAGTAAGCTCTATTACAACAGTCGGAATGACCTCATCAAAGCGACCATAAGTCTTTAGGACTCGCTGGTTGGCATTCCCGTCTTCTTTGCGGGTGAATTCTATAATATTGTCTACAAAGCCTGGTAATGCCCCTGAACCTCTTGAGGCCTGCGCTTGATCCCCTCCACCTTTTCTAAAATGGTGAATAAGTAGAACCCCTATTCTGTTTTCTGTAAAGGTGTACATAGGCACTAAGGCCTTTAAAACCTGCGCTGAGTCATTTTCGTTATCAATAGGCCAAAACGTGGAGAGGGTATCAATCACGACTAAATTAATGCCTTCTACAATGCAGTGCTCTTTGATCTCATCCAACATCTGTATCCACTGTTTTAGATTAGGCTTGCTTCTAATAGGGCGTGACCAGATTGAGATTTGATCAATTAATTCTTTTTCAAGATCTTCTTTTTTCTCAAACCACTCACTCTGAGGCTCTTCGGATATAACAAGGACTCTTGTTTTTGTGATTGGTTGACCTGCGAATTCCTCCCCTTGAGCCATTGCGACAAAAAGGCATCTCAGAAGAGTTGATTTTCCAGCTTTCCATAAAGCGGATAATAGAGTAATGTAACCTTTAGCTATATAATTTTCCCAGATCCACTCACGCTTTGTTATCTCGTCTGTAATCTCAGACCAGTTAACGGGCTTTCCTATAAGAAATGACTGTTCTATAGGAGCGGGTTCTGCCCCAACCCCTCCTTTTTCTCTCTCCTTCTGAAACTCATCGTACTTTTGTCCCATTTGCAAACCTTTCTAGTCGTTCTTCAAACGATCTTGGTGGTTCAGGGAAAAGAAAATCTAATAACTCAATCAATTCTGGCAATTCTTTAAGGTTGCGACGTACTTCTACCATTGTAAGTATTCTTTTAAAATACTCTTCTCTAACCACTTTCGTTCCAAGTTCAAGAAATCTGACTTTTAAATATTCGGGCAAATCTATTCTTTTCATCTTAAGACCCCCTCAGGATGAGTCCCTTGATAAAGGGCTGAGGGGGTCTTAAAGAAGACAGGGACTACAAAAGCCAAAGGCTTTTTTAAGGGACTCATTCTCTTAAACGTATCACTGATTTAAACTAATGTAAATACACTAATTAGTGTGTAAGTAGTTGTAGTGTTATACAATATCTTGTGGTAGAAGCTCGAAGGTTTCAGGGTGACTTTCGACAATAAACAGGGGTATTTCCCACCCATTCCACTCGAGAACACCTAAGCGAAGATTACCGTCTTTGACCTTGTGAATAGTCCCTGCTTTGAAATCTAAAATATTTTTTAATAACCTATACTTCATATTAGTAATAGCAGTCCGGACGTTGATGGTCAGCCCCAACGTCCGGCTCCGTCTGCTCCGTTTAAAACGGTAATTTCTCTGTTTCCTCTTCGGAAACTTCTTCTTTTTCAGGGGTTTTCCCCTCTTTAAGACTCTTTTCTTCCTCCTTTGTTAGAATGTAAGTAAAAGGGTCTTGGCTTAAGTATAAAGCTCTTAACTCTGGTAGGCCATTAGTTAAGATGCTTGCCTGTATCTCCTCATTTAGAGGCTGTTTTGGCTTAGGACTAACCCTGTATTTGGTTGTTTGCAAATCCGTCCCAGTTCTCTCGATTTCTATGTCGTAAGTCCCAAGATCTCCCCAATCCGCATCTGACTCTAGGGACATTAGCTCCCTTTTAATAGATTTTTGGGTAACTTCCCAAACCTGAACATTTCCTGTCTGATAATTCAAAACAGGGAAAGCCAGGAATTTCTTGGCGTTCTCTCCCTCAGACATAGGGACTGTCTCATTTTCCTGTACCCTGGCAGGTTTTCTACCTCCTTCGGGAGTATCTAGCCACCAGACCCAACCGGAAATAGCTTCACCTAAAACTCTCAAGCGGTGTTTACCGGTTGTGAGTTTAGTGTAATTAGATTTAGAATCTTGTTCTTTAAAGTTTTTTGGTATTGCTATTGTTTATTCCACCTTCTTCCTCTGGTAAAAACCAAATAGGGGGAATTGAGCATTCTGCCCAACTTACTCAATCTCCCCTATCTGCCTTTTAAATTTCCGCTGAGAATCTTTTGAACACCCTGATAAGTGATACCCATAACTGAGGCAATGCGTTCAAAGGAATAGCCCTCTTCTTTGAGGAAGTAGATCAGCTTGCAGGTATGATTTCGGTATGCGGTGAGATATGATTGCTTCACTACAACCATTTTAACACGAAGTAGTATAAATGTAAAGGATTAAAAGACATTGAGCCGAGGATAAGTGAACTTGCTCTGAGCCCGTGGGAGTATGTCAGCTCTTAAACCAAATCTCTGTCAGTTTTCCTATCTTCAATGGTTTGGGATTCTCCTGTAGTCCTAATTTTCTTCGTTGATCTCTCATAAGCTGTTCCATTATTGCAGCTCTGGCCATGTTGTTCTTGAAAATCCGCCTATCTCTTTTATGTTGTAAGTCATCACGTTCCATCAAGGGGTTCTCCCGATCTTCCTGTTCCAATTTGTTCTAGGTGTCCATATTGGCGGGGGTTCGGGGATAGGTTCAGAACTGCCGTTAACCACATACATAGGTTTAAATGCTGAATCTATAGCCTCAACCATCTGTTTTGCACCATACCCAACTCCGGCGGAGATTGTTAAAGCAGCAAGTGTTTTAAGTATGTTTCGACGTTCCATTTCAGTCCTCCCCGTGCTCGGCCATATGCTCAAGCCTTGAGGGTCTGTTGAAAACTAACTCCTTTTTAAGTCTACTTTCGCGGGCCACATGAGCAACTATTTCGGGGTCTGTTAACTTGAAGACATAGTCACCCCTGGGCGCAGAAAAAGGCAATGCTCCGGCTCTGCCGGTATCTTTTAACCACCTCTGAAACCTTAAATGGTTCATAGAAGGATCTCGTGGCTCTTCCACGAACATTTGCAAAGAAGTATCGTATCTCCCCATTTCTTTAGGCATGTTACTTACCTGTCGCCAATCTCTGTCCTGCATAGGACAGCATGAAAATAATTCCTGTAGCTATTGACTGGTATTGTTTGAAATCAACTAATTTAAGTTCTTCCGCGATAGCTGGTAAAGCTAGTGCTGCAACTATCATGATTAGTTTAATTCCGAACTGTTTATAGTCTGTTGTATTTAATGTTCCTATTTCACTTTGTTTGTACATTATTTCTCCTTTCCCCACCTCTGCCAAAAAGATAGCGGTTTAATTAAAAGCGTTTTCTTCTTCTCAATTACCTGTCTTAAGTCTTTGACTTCCTTCTGTGCGGGCTGTATTGCATCTTCAACAGCATGAGAGACCTTCTTGGGTATTCTTGAGATATCTATTTTGAGCTGATCCACAATCCCCTCCACTGCCCCCATCCTCAAGGTAAGCTCCTGAGAGTCTCGAGTGTTATGCGTTTGATCCTCATCTATACGGTTAACGACTTTCTGGATCTGATCCAATCTTTCGGTTAATACTTTTAATTGATCCTCGTTCATAAACCCACCTTTTTTACAAAAGCTTTTAGCTTTTTTACAAGCCAATTGAGGACATTGACGAATGGGCCGGAGAATGCCGGAGCTGCCTTTTGTGGGGGTGTTTTGGACACTACAGCCGGGTTCCGAGGATAGATGGTGGTTACAATCTCAGCAGACTCCTCTTTCTCTTTCTGTTCCGTGATGTAGGCTTTAAGATCTGTCCGGGCTTTTTCTGCATCTTCTTTTAATAGATCTAAGACCGGATCTATCCAGAGTCTCTTAAACCTTCCGTCCCCCTTCATGATCTCTATCATGGTGTCGTCAAGGCTTAAACCTCTTTTAACCCACGGATCTATTTCATCTTGATTAACCCAGACTCCGGTTAAGGCCTTGTAGGCTCTTTTGTACTGGTCTGCTTTCTGAGGTTGCGCGATTTCTTGCGCGATTATTTCGCGATTTTCCTGTAGGAATGGCAGAGGGTTAATACCGCCGAAGTATCCATTATTTCTATTTAACCTGACACCGTTATCATCTGTCTCAAAAAGGTTGAGATGGAGATGAGCGCCGGAAGAATTCCCTGTGGATCCCATCTTGCCTATCCTTTCACCTGCTTTGACTATCTGACCTGAGGAGACATAGTTTTCCGACAGATGGCAGTATTGAGTAGCTTTGTTAACTTTGTTATGCCAGATGGTTACGTTTATTCCATAAGCACCAGAGCGGGCGTTGTCTTCATCCCTGACAACAACACCATCCTCTAGACAGGAAATTTCCCAGACAGATCCTGTCGGGATTAGATCCAAACCTTCGTGAGCCGTTAATCCGAACTTTTTATAGTAATCCGGATTAACTCCAAACTCCTGTGTTATTTTAAACTGACTGTTAAAAACTTTTCTCATAGCAGCTTCCCTTTGCTAACTAAATCGCACCAAGATAATACAATGCTCCTAACCCTCCGGCAACTATTCCTATTATCTCAGGCAGTTTGGCCAGAGGGTCGACTTTGCTGAGTGAGAACTTGACTACTACAAAAACTAGAACAAAAATAAGTAACGCAACTAAAAATTGCATACACTCACCCCCTTTCATTCAGGTATGATCTCAAAATCTTCTGTTTCCAGATGGTATTCTTTTGTTCTGAATGGATTAACCTTGTAGGACACATCAATTTCCAGATGCCAGATCCCGGGTGATGCCAGTTTAGGGACAGGCACTTCAATATTTACGGGAAGACAACCGATTCTAATATTAGAAGGCTCTGGTGGTTGATATAGCACGACTCTCTCACTCACAAACCTTCTGACAACTAGAGTACTGACATTTTTTAGCTTGCAGGCTTCGACCGTATATACAAGCGTCCCGCCTTGTTTGACCTGCTTTGTAATAACTTTATAGGGTTGAACAATCGGCTTTAAGACTTCAACAGGCCACAGGAATTGATAGCCTAGAAAGAGGATCAGACTAGTGGAGATTATCAGCGTGGCATAGATGGCTAAATGTATCATTTTCATCATTTATTGATCACCAAATTTAAGACCCCCACAGCGACAGCGGTAAGCACTAAACCAACCATTCCGTAAACAATCCTTTTAATAGGGTCAAACTGTTCTCTGGTCACATACTGTCCCTCAAGCTTAACCTTAATATCTCTGACATTATCCTTAATGTACGTTATATCCTGCTTTATTAGAGCGAAACTGATTGAGTTAGCTTCAAGATTTTTAGTCATAGTTTTACATAACCGCAAAAAACCCACTACTACCTATTGAGTAATCAATAACTAACTTAGGCCTTAAACTGGTATCTGCAGCATAACTCCGCCCTCTGAACCGATACCCATCGGCATTCTCAACGGATCCTTTTATTAAAAAACCATTATTGGTAAAGACTCCCCCAGTTAACATCTCCTGTATTTTATTAGCCGTCAGAGTGAAGTCTTTAAAAACGTTTAGGGTTTCTGAAGCTGTGAAAACTCTGGTTCCAATGTCCGCAGCTTCCCTATCCGTGGTGGTATTCCCCGCTCCGGCTGTCCCCCAGTTGTTTCCTGTTGTGTAGACATTCCAAGTTGCTTGCAATTCCTCCCAAGTCCTTAATAACCGATGAACACTGTAAGTTGAGCTATTGGAACTATTATCAGCGTAGGGGACTATTGAGAGCGTTGCCGAAATAATGGTGGATCCCACAGGAATAGAAGAGAGATCAAATTGGATTAATGCTCTGGTAATAATCGCCCCAGTGGCTAAATCCCCGATATAGAAATTATCGTCACTACCGATGTTAACGGTCGGTTCACTACTGTCTATGAAAGTATCTGTAACACCGGTATCTTGTAGTGTAATTGTTGGCATTATCTTTGATTTCCTAACTTACGGCCACACACTGCCAAAGAACTTTTGAAGTGGAATATATAAATCCTATTGATAGTGTGGCTGTGGTAGCTGCCGTGGTGGTTGGGAGGGCAACGGTGGTCGCTCCATAAATAGCGTTCCACGTCAGAGCACGAGCAACGGTTGTAGATGAAGCCACCGTTATAATAAGTTTTTGTCCATTTACCGGAGTACCTGAGGGAGCGTTAAATAGTAAGGCGCCTGCTTGTGCGGTGACAATGAACATGTCCTGTGTATCACCGGCAATGGAAACACCGGTATCTGTTGTGTAGGAAGCTGCCGTTAAGACGCGGGGGGTTTCTCGTTTATTGGTCAGCGTTTGAGTCCCTGTTAAGGTTACAACATCCCCTGTAGGAGTATTAATCACAGGTGAGGTGAGGGTCTTATTAGTCATTGTCTGTGTAGCGGTATGAGTGATGACTTTGGTTATATCTAGTAATCCGGTTGAGACTACTACCGATTCTGTTAAAGCATCATAGATAGATTTAGCCCAGAGGACATCAGGCCCGAACTCTACTACGGCATTAATGGCATGTGTCTGGTCTGAACCTGAAGCATCAGCGTTCCGGGTAAGGCCGGTTAGGGTTGATCCGGATACTGCTGTGTAAGATACGACTTCTCTCGCACTTGGCGTTTCTACATCAGAGGAATTGATACGGTCAACAATGAAAACCCCGGGGAGATTAGGAATGCTGGTAGTGTTGTTTAAAGTGACGGTGGTGGCAGCAGCAGTTAGTGGTGCTCCTAGAGTTTTCTGTACAAAGTTTGCTGTGGGTGAGGCTTTAATAGCTTGTGCCATTACAGCAGAGTAGTTCAGAAGAATAGGAGGTTATCAAGACTTAGACTCTCTGGGCGGAGGAAAGAGAGCCTTCTGACTGAGGAGAGGCGGTTATTCTTGAACCTAAAAACTCAAAATTTGAGGAGCTGGATGTACAGGAGATCTCAATTTGTACCAGCCTTGACTCTTTATTCAACTCTCCCCATCGGGTGAACTCGTCAGACCCTGTAACTGTAGTGCCCTTGGTATCTCCCCAGATCTTTGTACCCCAGGTATTTGCTCCCCATCCTGATTTACCTGAAATAGCTGCGCCCTCGATAGTGAAGCTTTTAATGGTTGAAGTTATCCCTGCTCTGTTTTCAGAGAGGATGTTGATGGTAACTGTCCCGGTAATATTTCTGAATAAGACATAGAAAAGCTGCAACTCTTTTAATAGGCTCCAGGAGTTGAATGCCTCTTTGTTGAGTCTTAAGGTTTTGGTAATGGTTGTGCCGTTGTCTGAATTAATCGAGGCTTCAAATGTGTACGCTTGGTTGGAATCAGATGACCCAAGCACCCACCTCTCAGTTCCTGAGCTGTCAACATATTTAATCATCTTATTAATACCGAAAGGCATTTTCCAAATCCCTGCAAAGGAGCCTCTCTCTCTGTCATAAATCAATAATTCTTTTCTGGCGGGGAAGGAGAGGAGATATTTATTGTTTACATACATCGCACTGCAGGTGGTGTAATCAGTGCTGTTTAGAAGGGCTAAATATGGCCTAATTCGGGCTGATATCTCATTAGTCCTAATAATGGATAAGAAGTTGGGTTCATAGCCTACAACATATAACCCCTGTCTTCCAAAATAGATTACATCGTTCTCCATTATCTGAATTGAGTCAGCACTGGTACAGCCTACGGCGGTGCTGATTGGCTGGACTTGGGGATCTAGAACAACAAAGTCACCAATTGAAATGGTCTGAAGCTCTACAGCATAAGAGGCAAATTCTTTAAAGACAGTAATCTTGCTTGAACCCGGCTGAACTTCATACCCTGTAATGGGAAAACCGTCATCAGGGCCTACATAGACTGACCCGCCTCCATCTACCCAGTTAAATTTAGACTGATTAGGATATCTTCCGGAGATAAGCAGTTTTGTAGGGTCTTTGTAGTCAACCATCAAGAGGCGGTCTCCGACAGGATCCTTATTAACAAACTCACTCTCGACACCTCCTGTGGTGTTAGATAACGGAGGCAGGATAATTTCGGAGGCTAGATCTCCTACATCAACATAGCGGGTTGTAGACGCTCCAACACCAGCTAGAAACGTTTCATCTCCAGGAAGACCTCTATAAATCTGATAGCCTGCAAGGGAGGCGGCAGAAGGGGCCGACCAATAAACATCAACTCTAGTATTTGCTAAATCTTGAGGCAGGTTAGGTAAGAGGATCCGGCTTGATGGGGTGGTCTCTCCTCCATTAGCGCCTAGTGCAGTAACTACCCAGCTCCAGATATAGGTTCCTGATGCACCTGACATGTTCGTAGCATTGCCTATTGTAGGCGGTGAAATGGTGGCAAAAACGGACAGGCCGGTTCCATTGTACCTAGTTAATGCCCTGCTCTTTGAAACAAGGTAGGTAAACCCACCCATCTGTTCTGACCGGATAATGGATCCTGAGGGGAATGATTGCCCTGTTATGACTGTTGAGGACGTTCCATTCTTTTTGACGATAAACCCCTGATCAGATAATGCCAGTAGTTCGTTAGTCAAAGAGAGGACGTTGTTGTATGTCGCAAATCCTTTAATCGTGCCTGTGGAGTTAACTGAGAAGTATGTCGAGGTTCCCCATCGGCCTGTGGGTACGCCTGAGCCGATTAGCATAATATTATCACCCTGAGCGTATTCATCCCTGCCTAATTCCGTAGGCCGAAGTAAGAGATTCAGCCCCTTACGGAATGTTCTCCATTCTGCTTCAAGATCTTTGCGTCTTTTGTATGCCGGAATATTAGTATTAAGTTGAGGCATTGTTTATCCTATCGAGTACGCAGCCGTACCTTGCCTTCTTGTCGTATTAATACCCCCCCCGGGGGTTTTCATCTCCCTTCCTAGGAGGTTTTGCAGCTTATTATTGCTCTCTGCTCTTTTAATGGGAAACCTATCATCCTGACGAGACTCCAGCACATATGATTCTACAGCAGTAACCACATACAGTGGGTCAGATAATTCGCAAACATCGGTTAATGTAAGTAGCCCTGAGGGATATCTCTGGATATCCATTGAGAGTGTCGCTCCAGCAGTTAGCCCATTAAAAACCGCTGTATATCCTTGAGCTGGGTTTCCCATGAGGTATAAATATTTATCTGTTGTGGCCTTCCCAAATCTTTCGAGGGGTTTAATCTCCTCATACGGATCCGACCATGAGCCGTCACTCAGGAGCTGTCTGGGGGCCAGCATGAATTCCTTAAAATTGGTAGGTAAAGGGACAGAAGCATTTGCAGAAGGGGCAACATTGTAGATGGTATGAAGTTCTGAAAATTGACCGATAGCTGAGGCATCCCAGACAGCTTGGTTTGCAAAGTTGGCTCTTAATATCAAATCTGTTCCTGTTGGTATGGTAGCCTCCTTATCCAGATAAGCATTTATGTCAATTAAGATGTCCTGAAGAGTGCGCATAGGAGAACTTTAAGGACTAAATGCGGGAGGTTATCAAGTAAACAAGTCTTGTTCTTATGCTAACGTCCTGATCATACTACGGTAGTCCTAGGTTTCATAACTACGTCTGTGGAGTAGGTGGCGTCTGTGATGGTGCCGTCAGCTTGAGTAACAGAACTATCTATAGCAGAAGTCCCTGAGCCTTCATTAAATTTTGTATAGAGGACTAAACCAGAAGTAGATTGATTTATACCGTAGTACTCATTTGAAATTTCCCCAGAAGTCAGTGTACTATTGTATATTTTAAATTCATCCATCTTACCGTCAAAGCTTCGATTGCTTGACTCGTTATTTCCAATTGCTAGAACAGCCGTGTTAGCTGTAATTGCTGTTGGTCGAGTTGCCGTTCCTGCTGCAAGTCCATTCACATAAAACTTGATCTGGTTTGACCCGGCAGTGCTATCGAATGTCATAGCCACATGCTGCCACTGACCCAATGTAATCGTAGCAGCCTGACTTGAAGGATATAATGTGTTGTTAAAAAAAGCTCTAAGGGTTTTATTAGTTCCGTCATAAAGAAAATCATAACCAAACCCTCCCCCCTGTTTATTTAATAATCTTCCTGCATTACTGGTGCCAAAACTTAGTGGCTTTATCCAACAACTTATAGTAAGGTTTGTGGTTAAATCGAGCGAGTTAGAGTCCGAAAACTGCACCCGGTCAGTGGCTACACCCCCCGCAAAATTCAAACACGTCCCAAAATCTCTAACTGTTTGTCTTTGTCCTGCTGTAGTCCTAGGTTTCATAACTACGTCTGTGGAGTAGGTGGCGTCTGTGATGGTGCCGTCAGCTTGAGTTCCTGAGGAGTCAACTGCCGCTGTCCCTGAGCCTTCATCAAATTTGTAGTGAAGTTTTAGGTTTGTAACTGAAGAATATTGTCCTGTATAGAGACTCAAGATATCGCCTACTGTTAGAGCAGTATCATAATATCTGACATCATCAATAAGCCCATTGGCAAATCGACCTAATCCTATCGTTTGACCTACTGCAAAGCTCCCTGCTCCTCCTGAATACGAGCCTAACGCAGCTGTAGCTTTCAATACACCGTCAAGATAGACTTTTATATTAGTTCCATCATATGTCCCAGTAAGAAAATACCATCTACCTACTTGCATTGATGGACTTGGATCTTTTGCTGCTGCAAAGGAACCCCCATTACCAACAGCAAAATTTACAGTGCGTGTTCCTACTCTAAGGACATAGCCAGAGTTTCCTGTTTCCTTACTGACAATGTTTGACAGAAAATCAGATCCACCGAAGGATCGCATATTTACCCACACACTAACTGTAAATGTTGCTGCCGTGAGACCTGTGATTGAAGCAGCTGTCACATGACCGCTCGTCCCATTAAAATTCAAACACGTCCCAAAATCTCTAGCTACTTGTCTTTGAGTTGCTGTACTTCGTGGCATATATTAGTAATCTCCTTCCGTAGGAGACACTATGGAGTCTCCGACTTTGAATTCATTAGTTCTGCTGCTTTTCTGGCTTCCTCTTCTCTAACTTGATCTTTACTTGTTTTAGGTAAGTCCCCAGGTTCGATAACTGTAGTCAGGCCAGACATTCCAGCAGGGTTAAAAGTAAGCTCTTCGGCTTTAACTTGAAGGTAATCTGCTAACCACTGTTGAATATCGGCATGAACTGTCTCTTCAGAAGTTAGCTCAACCATCATTCTCTTGTTGTATGTAGAGCCATCATCTAAGGTCACAGTAAGTTCGGCAACTCCCATGCCTGACCCTGATTTAGTTATGTTTGTTACTTTATATTTCATAGTTTATAAAAATGCACAAGAAACGTTGACGTCTGCTGTAGTCGTGAATCCGACATATATCCCTGTAGCCATTGTGTAGTCAAGTATAACCGTAAATGGCATAAATGGTGTAGTTGTAAAGGTGTGATTAAAGACCTGTGTGCCCGACTCTGCGGTGTTGTCAAAGATGATGATAGATCCAGCGGTAGGTGCAGCATCATTGCAGGAGATTGTGACTGTATGTAGGTAGCCCGCACTAGCTTTGACTTGTACATCAGCTACTGCCACAGCTGAGTAAGAGTAGGTAGGTCTGACCATTAGCCTATTATTGGTTAAGTCCTCACCTGAAACTAAAGTATCTTGACTAATTTTTAAAGCCCTGTTAGCAGTCATTCCGACAGCTCCGGCTTTGCCGTCAGCTACCGAAGTCGGGGTAGCCTGATATACTCCCTGAAGTACTGTCCCTCCTGTTGTACCTGCTGTGAATGTTCCACCATCAACACTGCCCCCATCGGCTATCTTACGCAGTATTTTGTTTGCATCTTCAGTCATAAAGAGATAATAAATGTGAGGGAGTGGAGGTTATCAAGAACTATTTCAAAACTGATTCAATAGGCGCATCACCATAGAAGATGGGGAGTGGGTCGAAGCCGTGGTTTCTCATAAAGATGATTTTAAGTCTGTCAAAATGCATTGACAAATCGGGAGAATGAGTGGTTTGCCCTTCCTTATGTTGGATACTGACTCCGTAGTTTCTGTAGAGCTTTAACCCTGCTTTATACGTCCTGATCCAATAGTCCGTATCCTCGAAGTTAACAGGCCAGTAGTCGTGAGAGAAGTATCCTACCTTATTAATTGTGTTGCGGGTAAGCATAAAACAAGCTCCTGAAAACCATTTGTAGCATTCAACAACACCCGCCCCCGCAGGGAGGTTCTGGACATGGATGTTTGCTACCCCGCAGTCAGGCATATCCATGGCTTTTTTTAACCCTTCCAGGAATCCCTTATGAACTATGGTGTCATCGCCCAGAATTGCCATGTATTCACCCCTTGCGGCTCGTAAACCGGTATTCCATCCTTCTGCACACCCCATGTTAGTTTTAAGCCTGATATAGGTATCGCACTCTTTCTGCCAGTCATATACTTCAGTGGATCCGTTATCTACAATAATCAGCTCTGTATCTTCACCTATAGAATTTCTAACAGAGGCTATGCAGTCACGAGCCATATCAACCAACTCTTTAGTCCGGTGATACATCAGCACTATTACTGAATATGTTGGTGGATTTACAAGAGGGTTTTCCATTGGGCCTCCCAGTCTATTGATGGGGACAGATTGTCTACAACCATATGGGTTGCCATTGTTTTTATTGGAGTCCAAAGTGGATATCCTCTTTCCAGTAAGTCATACCACACTTGACCATCCAGGTAACCAAACTCATTAAATAAATCAATATTGTCCTGTAAAATAGCCTTACGAAGCCCAAAAGTCATGGTATTACGTTCTGTAGATCGAAAGTGATAGTTTGATACCAACTCAATCTGGCATTTATTAGAATGAAGGGATCTGTCCTTGTAAAAATTGGGGTGGTCGTAAGGGGAAACAAGGCCTAATTCTTTAATAGCATCAACTAACTTCTGAACCTCTACAGCGGGGTTCCAGAGATAGTCACATTCCAGAAACAAAATCTCCTCATGCTCTATTTGTTTCAAAGCCATCTCGTATTGCATTAAACAAGTTTCATTAATACCTATAGCGGTGGGGACGAAGGAGTGCTTAAACGGTACTACCTGCTTTACCATTTCAGCCTCCCTCTCCCCGCAGAAATCAGCAAGAAACACTACTTCGGGGTTAACGTCTTTAAAAGCCCTAACAAAAGATTTAAGGCAAAGCTTGTTTAGTTCAAACTTATCATCCTGTAGGATTGGGGATGGGTTAGTGCTGGGGATGCTGCACAAGCGATAATAAACAATCATTCTTTAAGTTGTCTCCACTTCACCCAGTGGAGTCTTGTTTTTATCTCTTGTTGATCTTTATTACCTTTTCTAACTGTTTTGTAAACAATCCAAAGGTTGAATGATAATGAAAGCCAAATTAAAAATATAAGCAGTCCTAGTTCAACCATAAAACTCCTTTATTGAAGAAATAATATAATCAATCATTTCATCAGTTAAATCAGGATGGACCCCCACGAACATGCCCAGTTCCATAACTTTATCTGCAACTGGTAACTCAGTAGCTATTCGACCAAACCCTCTAAATCCCGGCTGTTTGGTTATGTTCCCTCCGAAGATGGTTCGTGTTTCAATGTCTCTTCCTTCGAGGAAGTCCCTCAGATTGCCCCTATCCTGTGCAAACATGGGGAATCCAAACCAACTAGCATCAGCATTGTATTTAAGGAGTGCAATCTGAGGTAGATCTTTTAACCCCTCGTAGAGTCTGTGGAAGTTCCGCATTCTTTTTTCCTTAATGATTGGTAGCTTCTTAAGTTGAGTTCTCCCCATCGCACATTGAAGTTCTAGAGGTTTAACATTGAACCCCATGTACTGGAATAGATACCGTGCCGGATAATCCTCAGGGATACCTTCAAGCTTCTTTTTGTCATTGATACCATCATAACCACCCAGCCTACCCCATTCTCTTAACGAGGCTGCTTTGTTTCCATACTCAGGATTGCTAGTGAATACCGCACCACCCTCACCCATGCAAAGAATGTGAGCTGCGTGGAATGAAGTTACAGCAATATCAAAGTATGATTCAAGTAACCTGCCTTTGTACGTGCTCCCAAAGCCATCGCAATTATCGAGAATGGTGATTAGGCCATGCTTCTTAGCTACTGCCAGTATTTCGTCAAGATTAGGCACGCTTCCAGCGATAGCGACAACGATAATGGCTTTAGACTTCTCACTGATTGCCTGCTCTATCAATTCAGGATTCAACCCTAATGTTTCTGCCTCATTATCAATAAATACCGGAGTTAACCGGTTGTAGTAGAGGGAGGCAATAGTTGTAGGGAAATGAACTGCACCGGTAATAATCTCTGACCCTTCAGGCAGACTTAGTGAGGCGTAAGCAATCATTAGAGCTGAGGAGCCTGAGTTAGCCAGAGTAGCGTGAGTCTTCCCTGTGAACGCAGCTAGCTCTTGTTCGAGTGTTTTACCTTCTTTATCAATCGTCCACCAGTTACGGTCTAGAACGCCCTGTATGGCATCAAAATCGGCCTTATCTGTATAAGCTCCTCCATAGGCTAATCGTTTGTTAAATGGGTTCATAATTGTATCTCATTCTCCTGTTCCTCCAGTTCCTCGATTCCTTTTTTTTTAGCCCACTCCCAAGTCTTAAGTAATCCTTCTTCAATGGGGGTTTCTTTATAAGTAGTTAGCGAATTCTGACGTGTGTGGTCTGCCAAAAACATTGATATCTCCTGTTTTCGTGCGTCTGCCATTTCAATAGATGCTTTAATTCCTGTGACTCTCTGGAGAGTGTCTGACAACTCTCTAATAGAAATATCTTTATCTGACCCAACATTAATTGTCTGGTTGGGGAATTTATCTAGGGAGTCCACCATGACATCAACAACATCATCAATATAGGAGAAGGCCCTTCTCATTTTGCCCTCACCGTAGAGTTTATAAGGCTCACCTTCAATTAGGCGTCTCATGAACAATGCGACTACATTGCGATAAGGATCATTCATATTCTGATGAGGACCATACAGGTTGTGTGGTCTAAAAATAATATACTCCATATTGTACACCTTTGCCATTATCTTAAGTATTTGCTCACAGGCTAATTTGTTTACTCCATAGACATCTTCAGGCACTGTTTCACCATCTTCTTTATAAGGGATAGTAGCCTCTCCATAGACAGCGGCGCTAGAGGTGTAGATGAACTTTTTTACTTTGGCATTGATAGCAGCTCTTAAGACACTGACAAATATACCTATATTCCTTTGGGTCATGTCGATAGGTGATATCTCCCCCCTTGATTCGGCTGCATTCGCTGCTAAGTGATAGACGACCTCCGGTTGAACCTGATCTACGAAGTGGTCAGTATATATCGTATCCGCTAAGTCAAAACCTTCTCTTCTGGACATGGTGTAGACGTCATGGCCTTCTTTTCTCAACCTTAAAACTAAATTGGTTCCTAATAAACCGGTAGCTCCAGTAACGAGAATGATCATACAAACCCCTTTTGATATCTCTCCAGCCATTCAAAAGCAATCTTATCCATAGTTGAGCGTATCCATTTAACTGCGTCTGCGGTTGGTATTACTTCTGGCATTTCATACAAAAGCTCTATTCGGTCATTAATATCCTGGGTAATCCTAATAGGTAATTTCCCATCCTCAATCATTTGCATTACCCAGATATATCTAGGATCATTTAATTTTCTCTCCCTACCTAACCCATGTTGTGGTGTACCTTCGAGAGCTTTCCAATGATCAATGCACGTAGCAATATTAGTATCATCAACAATTAATTCGTATCCCGCCCTCAAAGCTCTAAAACAAAATTCAGTGTTATCAAAGCCTAGTCCTTCATCAAATGCTTCTATCCAGCCTCCTAGGTCTTGGGCTATAGCTCTGGGGACTGCTCCGTAGTTTTGCTCAAACTCAAAAGGTGAGTCACTATTCCTGATACCTTCATTCTTATTTCTGACATTGGCACGGATGAACTCACCCTCTACATCCAGTTCTCCATGGAACCAGTCCTCGCTTTCTATATCAGGTTTAATTTTCGGGGCTCTGTAGATGTCACAAGGGGCCAGTAGGGCATTAGGGTGCATCTTGTGCAGGACTACCAGCTGCTCCACTCCATCCTTGGGCATTAACACAAAATCCTGAAGGATGACGATTAACTGGCCTTTAGAGTGAATCAGCCCTGTGTTGTTGGCGTTAACTAGTCCATATGTCCTTTTAACTTTTCTGGATTTACCTCTTAAGTATTTAATGTCCAGTTTATATTGATTGGCGTACTCTTTGGCTAGGGCTTCCCTGTTTTGTTCATAGTCATCAATGATTAACCACTCCACGTTCTTGTATGTCTGAGTGGCTATGTTGTTAGCCATGATGTTCCAGAAGCCTTTCCTAATGGTTGGGGTGACTATGGAGACCTTAATATCCTCATTAGGTTTCTCGAACTGTCCTGTCCAGTCTGTAGCTATCTTTGACCAGTCGTATACTTTGGCAAACTCTATTCCTTTAGCCTGCTCCTCACTCCACCTATCCTCATCACCCATTAAGGCTAACAGCTCCTTTAAGTAGCTCTCTTTTGTTTCCCTATCGTCGATATTCCCCTCAACTAATACTCCAGCTCCCACAGTCTCTTTTAAGGCGGCTAGAGCCATAGTTACAGGTACAACTCCATCTGTTTGGGATTCTATCGCACCAATCATGAAAATTTCGGTAAAGTAGGTAGGATAAGCAAGTATTCCCATTTGTTGTCTTAACTCTTTAAGTTCTTTCTTCCCTATCCTTCCATGTTCAAATACACCATCTTGCTTCATCATCTCGATAACTGACTCTTTCCATTTCATCCTCTCGGGGTTACCAGCACAGATCGCGTCAAAGACCTTCCACCCATAAGCACAATGTAGTTCTGCATCGGGGAACTTAGCTTTTATTTCAGGCCACATTTTAAGAAGAATATCTAAGCCCCTGTCATAGGAAGATTGCCACCAGAGTTTGTGATGTCTGGGAGTTTGTGAGGGCAAATTCCGTAAATCCCCTTGCTCATGTTGCAGTTGTGACACAGTATTTGAAATCCTTGTGGATAATTGTTTTTTCTTAGCCATTGTCCTAATTTATATCCATTCAGAGAACGGATATGGTTCCTCCCTCCTTCGTATCCCGTTACTAATTACTTGAAACTTGTCATCGGGAATAGTTGGTGCTAGCTTCCTCTGGTACTGACTCTTAACCATGATCTTGTCAATGCTCCTCAGGTGAGAGCCTTTTAAATCGACCACTGAATAAATGTCGTGAAGATCTACCAGAAACTTACGGGCTTTGACTTTGCCTGCCATCTGCCAACCTCTCCACTGAATAAAGATATTGAAGAAGTCTCTTTGGTTGAACTCGTACCAAGGGAGATAGGTGACGCCCTCGTGATCTCCACGGTGTGCCCCGGGGTCTCCGTAAACCGTCACCTTGTATCCCATCTTTGACCACTCCTTAGACAGCTCTATTACAGCGGTCTCGGAGCCGCCTATGCCTGTCTCCAGGCTATTGGCAGCCCAGGGTTCAAAGAATTTACCCCCAAAATTAGCAAAATAACAGATCTCATTCCCTGCCCAGGAACGAGGGGGCGTTACTTTATGCCGTATCTTGTGGGCAAAAGGTTGGGAATTAATCGCTTCAGGTAACGCATCGAGGACCTTTAAGACTGAATCATCTGCTCCTATTGAATTTAGATAGAGAGTCAGCTTGTCGACGTTGGCACAGGCGTCATTTAAATCATTTAAATCCTGAATGAATATCAGCTGTTGTTTGTTGGTTTCAGAGGGGTCTTCTGTATAGAGAAGGTTGGCAGCCTCAAGGGCTTTCTTGGTGTCTTTTCGGGCGTTGTAGTTCATGTTTAGAAGAAGCTCAGCAAACATAACTTTGATAGCTTTTACGTTGATAGCTCCGGAGGTTATCCGCTTGTCTATATCCATATTGGAAGCAATGTTTAACCAGTGATCAACGGTGTCGTACTTTTTAAGGTTATAGTAGGCAACGCACAGCCTGAGGTAGGCGAGAATATTATGAGGCCACTCAGCTATAGATTTATGGAGCATATCGGCTGATTGTTGGAATTTTCCCTGTTTTCCTAAGACAAGGCCCATCATTTCATAAGCTGTACCACGCTCTTCATCCCATCCTGATTTAGACATGTATTCACTCCCCATATCTATAACTTTCTCCCAGTTTTTCTCTATGTTCTGCTCCGCGTAGATTTTCATTAAGTAAACCAAAGTTCGGGGGTCTGCCTCGCCTTTACCTCTCTCTTCTTCTAACTGGATCTCCAGAATGCGTTTGTTGCGCTCCATTTTCTCGGGTAAATCCGCATCCTGTGTGGTATGCATAACAGCTATCGGAAACTCATATTCGTTTCTTGGTTCTGCTGTGTATTTAACAGAGGTGTAGTTATTCTTGGCTCCCTGTACAGGAACAGGTGTCTCGTGAAGTCTTCCTTTCCATTCTGAAGCTGTAGGTCTGATCAATCTCTCCCTCATCTGAGATAGCTCGATATCCACCATATTTTCGATAGATGGCTCGCCATTAAAAGCACACCCATACCAGTAAGTAAGAAATAGAATGTCTTTCCCCGTCTTCTTCCCTAGTTCGGCTATTGTCCTTAAATATTCTCCTCCTACTAAGATGTCATCTGAATCTATCCAGAATATATAATCAGAGTCTTGAGGAGCTTGAGAGAAGTTAAAATTACGCGCTGCTGAAAAGTCATCTACCCAGTCGAAGTGAGTATGGGTAACACCCGATATGGATTTGATTAGATTAACCTCTTTGCCTGTTGAAGTCAGGTAAATACCATCTACATACGGTCGGATGGAGTCTATAGCCTTAACAAGCTTTGGATACTCACTATTATCTTTGACTATTAAACAGGCTGATATTTTCATACGTAATTACTGGTACCAAATAGATTAGGGTATATTTTGATTAACTTAAAAAAGACCTTTTTGTTCTGGAGTTTTAAATCAGGGAACATAATTTTGATTAACTTAAAAAGCATCGGGGGGTATCCTGCAGGGTTATATCCGGCGCTTTTATCTGAAGCCAAATACGAAAGGGATTTCTCATACTTAAGATCAATCGCCCTGTCATGTGTCCAGTCTTCACCCTCCTGGGGGAAATGCTTTTGCCAGACTCCAACTACTGCGTCCATTAGCTTAAGGCCTGATTCAGTCTCTATATCTGTGGGATTACCTAACTTGATGGCTAATCTGTCTAAAAAGGTGATTGTTAAAAGCTCCTGTTCTGAAGGGCCTTCGTAGAACATAAAAGGGTCGAGACTCATGCTTAATATAGTTTGATACACAGGAGGGGGAAGTATTCAAGATAGTACGAAAGAGGCCCCCTTTCGGGAGCCCCCTCGTGGCCTTAGAGCATGAGACTAAGGCACAATGACTACAGAGTTGTAGCGTAACCTGTTCTCTTTGCTGAAGCGCGTTGTGCGAATCCAACAACAGTTAACTCAGTCACGTACATTCCGTTATCACGGTCTCCGTCTTGGGCGAGTTCTGTCCACTGTGGTTCTCTTCCTGTTAAGAAAGCGTGTTTCCAAGTGTCTTCCCTCAAAGCGTAGACAGTCAAAGTACCGGCAGAGTTTCTAACGTCTTTGTGAGCCAAAACCATTACAGTTTGACCTACCTGTGTGTCATAAACACGAACCTCACTAGTTAACCTTTTTTCCTTAGCGTCGATATTTCGAGTTAAGTTAGAAGTAAATCCTGCGATTCTTCGTTTAATGACCATAGGAGCGACGATTAAATCTGCAACATACTCTGATCCTACCTGATCCCAGACATCTTGCATGATGTCATTGAGTTCGATTTCCGTGAAAGATGTACCTGAAAGGCGAGCAGTTTTATTGGTGGAAATCATTCCATCAATACCACTCATCCCTCTGGCTACACCTGACGAACCTGAAGCTGCTGCACCGTTAATAGTTGCGTACTCCATTTTAGCTTTCAATCTCTTGAGAGCTTCGCCTTTTTGAAAAGCGTATGGGTCTTCACCTGTTGCGGTTGAAATAGCTTTCATTGTTCCGGATACCCTTACTTCCTCATCAACAATAGCTGTTATGTTATTGGTTCTGGTTGGGGCTGTCAGATCACCATAAGATGCCTGAAAACCTTCTACTGCGAAAGTAACGGATGTCGGTCTGGCTGTGTTGTAAGTAGTCCACTCATGGAGTGTGTTAGTTGCAGCAGAAGCTTTTCCTATATTTGAAACAAAGTAGTTATCCTCGTTAGGAGAAACATTCTTTAGAATGCTCAGTAACGATTCTCGTCTATCACCTGATTGATATGTATCTAATCCAAATGGCATATTTTAAAAATTCACCTACTTTCCGAAAAGAGATTAGTATCCATTTGCTTTCAGCAAGCGGCCTATTGAAAGGGCGTCACCCTTCCTGAGTCCCTCTTCGTCGCTGTCATACTCAGCTTGATTTGGTGCTCGGACTCCGGTTTTAGCCGAAGCTTGTTCTCTTTGCGAGATGACCTTTTTAGCTTCCTCTTCTTTAACAGTCTGGGCTTTAGAGACTTCCTGGGATGTGGCTTTTAACTCAGCTGCAACCTGATTGGCTGCGGCCTCATAGTCCTGATACCCTCTCTTTAACTGTTTTAAAACAGTGTCTTTAACTTTGTCGTAAAATTCACGACTAAAATTAGGGTTATACGGATCTAATTGTGGATGCTTACTGTGTACGTCCCTGACAAGCTGAGTTTCCTCAAACTTCTCAATCCGTTGCTCGGCAAGCATTGCCCTATCCTCGGCTCTCTGGGCCCTTTGGTTCTGCTCATTTAGAGTATTCGTCAAAAGGTTCTGGTCGATGTAGCCTTCGCTGTCAACTAAAGATTGAGTTATGTCTGCAACCTGCGAGGTTGAGAGATTACCAAATACTTTAGATGGAGGCTGAACTTCATCTAACACAGAGCTGAACTTAGGTTGTTGCCGCTCGTATTCTTCAAGCTTTTGAGCCATTTGTCGGTTATGTTCTTTTAACTTTTCAAATTGCTCTTTTGTTTCTTCCTTCGCGCCCTCGGGAAGATTTGGCTCCACCTGCTCTGCTGGTTGTTGTGAGTCGGACAATTCCTCAACCGGATTCCCTTCGGTTATTTCCTGTCCATTTTGTTCTTCGTTTATTAAGATTCACCACCTTTCGGGGTTGATTTACTGCCTTACTGCTAAGTGAAGAGTCTGCAATGACTCAACAGTATGAGTGGAGTATGGATCACACAAATAGGAGGTTATCAAGTTACTGCTTCTTGAGAGCGTTATACAGCTTTAAAATGTCAGGGCCTGTCCAGCCGACACCACAGGAGCATTTAACTTCAGTAGAAGAAACAAGGGTGACATCTCGATGGGTGTGATTCTTAGGCAAAGGGGTGTTTTTAGGGATAGGGGCTTCGTAATGCTCCCCATCAAATACTTCTTTAGGCAGTGGTGGCAGTTCAGGTTTATCCATTTCCTACGCTGAAATCTTTTTGTGGTGCTTCTAGCATTGACCGTATCGCCTGAGCTCTGTCTCTGGCTTCTTTAAAAAGCAGGAGGAGCTCCTTGTATACCAGGGCCTTGGCCAGGAGGAGGTTGTACGCCTCCAGGAACTTGTCCAGGGATGGGTAATCCTTGGGGTTGAGCAGTGGAGGGGTTAGCTCCTGCTCCAAGAGTGGCAGCAAGATCTGCTGGAATTCCGCCTGTTGGTATAGGTTGTTGAGGGATTCCTCCCGGAGTAGTTCCTGGCTGAGCTTGTGCCTGTTGGAAGAATCTTTCTGCATCTTTAAGTCCTGTACCTTCTAACTCTGAGACCAGCAACTCTTTGATTAATGGCTGGACTCCCTCTTGCGCTAATAATTGTAGCACAGTCGGGTTTGTGGTGAGCCTATCGATGGCTTTTTGCATTGAGTTTTGCAGCTCAACGTCAGCCCCAGAGGACATAGATTTAACATCAGCCACATAATCATAGTTACCATTTAAATCATCAGGGATCATTATCACCTCGGCGCCATCACCCATCTCATTAACTGTCATCTTAGCTTTAACCTTTAGCTTGTATGGGTCTTTCTCCTGCGGGTTTTCAATAACCGGATGCCTTGGAGTTTTACCAGCATCAACCAGAGACATAATATCATCGTCTGACATGTTCCCACCCTGCGTACTCACCACCTCCCCTATCATCTGCATGGCATCTTCTGAGACTTCCATCTCATCCATACCAGCTCTCTTAAAGTAATTAAATAGATCTGTTCCAACTATCCTTAAGATATATTCTTGTTTATCAAGATCAGCAAAAAGGAATTGTTTGTTGTTGGAAACCCACATTCCCATCATGTCCTGAATAGCTTCAGCAATAGATGTCTGGTTTTTCTGATCCCTTGAATTCTGTTGTTTGGCGGTCTGCTTGATCTCTGTTGCGGTCTTGTTCTCAGGGTTAAAAGGATCTACTCCTCCCACCCCTTGAGAGATATCACCCATAGCGATATTGAATGCTGACTTTAGTGAAGAGAGTGTTGTTTGGAATGTCTGATCTGCCTGATTTCCTGATTGGTGTTCAGTTACTGCATCAACCTGATCCATTAACCACTGGGCCTCAGGTGCATAGACAATAGATTCAATCCTGACTCTACCATCTAAGATTTTTAGTGGAGGTCTGAGCTTGATATTCATACCGTCAAGATATCCGTTGACGCATGCTTGTATTGCCCTCCAAAGGGGCAAAACAGCCTCTATTTCGCTTTCTCCCAGTGGGTCACCCTGTATGGCATAGTACCTGAGCTGAATGACATTAATCTTTTTATGAGCATAGGGATTAGGAATATCTCTTAGTACAACTTTGTAGATAGGAGAAAAGGTTATATATCGGCCCCGGCGTTTCTCGGTTACTACTTCCAGTACAGGAAAAGCAATGTCATCTCCCACCCTGTCAGATAACCCTTTAAGATGCAGGATTCGATTATCCCATCTAGTATCCCGCCTGTCGGTCTTCCCCTCTTTCATAGCCTGTTTTAGTTCTCCCAGTCCAGGGTATAGGGGTTTGCCTTCGGCTTCGGATACGGTCTCCATCTCGTCCAGAGTTAGCCACTCTCTTTGCTGAAACCACTTTGCGTCCCTTATGTGAGAAGCTGAAGGATCCATTCCACAGTCACGGACATCTAAAGGAATAAACTCATTACCGTTAAACAGGCACGACCCGTCGGATCCAGCCTCATATCTCCATGGTACTTCGGCGAACTTGGAAGCGTAGAGCCTTGTATCCTGCTCGGTTATACTCCACTTCTCAAGCATACTCCCTCCAGAGTTAGCGTTATCCCATTGAAAGTCTAGCAGGGCATTGTTAAGTCTGGCTGTCAACACATCCCCCCCCTCTCTAGGCACTAACCGGCCTCTTAACTTGGAATTCATGAGCCTTGAGTTCTTCTCAATAACAGTAGTTCGGATAACAGGATCAGTAACTTTGGAGATATAGGGCCAGTCATCAGGCAGCTTACCGTAATAGGCATCTGTAATATCATCGTAACCATTCTTTCTTGACTTACGATGTTCACCGTCTTCTGTCCAGATGTTGTAATGGGAGATGACTTCTTTTAGGGTTTGATCAGCGTCGTGCTTGACTCTGATCGGTTTTAGCTTTCTTGCCATGTAGTGATTAGATCAATGAATTAAGGGAGGTTATCAAGTTAGTACCATGGGGCAAGGTGAATCCTGACTAAATCTAATAACTGAGACATTTGGGTGATTCCGTTTGTTATCTTCCTCGATTGGCAGAGAGTGCAGATACGGATGAATTCACCCTCTAGGCATTCAAACATATATGAGGGGAGTTCTGACCCTTGCTTCTCTCCGCAGGCCTGACAGTTCCATTCTTCGGTCTTAGATTCCTGAACTAAACCTAATTTCTTGCCTCCGTACTTGCTCCAGCCGTAAGCTTTTCGGGTGATCCCGTGCACCCTATTCTCGATTGTCCGATTCCAATCGTTTTCGCCGTTATTAATAATAACAGTTTTATGAATGACTATATCCACTATGGCAGTTTCCGAATTGAGAATACAACATAATGCAGAGTTTGCAAGATAGCAGTTCTATGGAGATTTAATCTTCACGCTTTGGCTTCCTCCTTAATCGGAACTTTTAACACGCCTTCACCTTTGCAACTTGGGCATGTGATTCTCCTCGGGGGGTTTCCTTTGGCGCCATAACCATAGCAATTCGGACAGGTCTGAAATGCAAAAATAGGGGTTACCTTGATGGTTTCGATTTCAGGTTTCGTAGTTGTCATTCTCTTGTTTCCTCCTTAATCGGGACTTTTATGTAGCCTGTTTGGTTGCACGATTTGCAAGGAATTTGCTGATAACCTATCGTTGTGTAGCCGTTACAGTTTGGACATTTGAAGGGAATGAATTGGGGGGTTACCTTGGTGATTTCGACTTCTGGTTTCGTAGTTGTCATTCTCTAGTTTCCTCCTGATCCACGAGCACGCCAGTCAGCTGATCAACAACGACGATGCCTTTCGTCCTGCACGCCGGGCAAGGAATGGCTCCGTACTTTAGGGTTCCAAAACCAGAGCAAAGCCCGCATTTCTGATTGATAAATCTTGTTGGTGTTTGAGTGTTTTTTTGGGTATCCATTTCCGTTGGGCTAAATTTGTACGGGAATAATTTCCCGCCTACCCTGTGTTTTTAAAAGTCTGTTCATTGATAGTTGCCTGTTTTTCACCACAATTAGGCGGTAATCCGGGATCAAATCCTGTGTTTTTCGAAGAATCTGTCGGACTCGTTCGCCAGTAATTCCCCCAGACATCTTCCCGACTTCGCTTAAAGTATATAGGCCTGTTTTGTACAACAACGCCAGTTTCACCCCGCGAAGCCTGGCAGTCTCTGAAAGGCTCCCCAAATCGGCACAAACCCTGCCGCAGTTTTTGCGTTTCGCCCAGGCTGCTGGGGACTCGAGGTCTCTTTGGCTCAGTAATTTATCGCAGTAGTTGCATTTTCGGTCTATCATTCTTTCGCCTTAAAAACCTCCAGTTCGGTTTTTGGAAGTTTGAATTTTCTGAGTTTTAATCTTGTTGATAATACAACATAATGCAGAGTTTGCAAGATAGCAGTTCTATGCTGCGGACTTATCTAAATTTTGGGTTACGTCCTTACCTAGCCTAAACTTACCAAGCTTAACCTTTCTGACTTTTATCTTCTTGAATTTAGAATACTTAAATGATGGGGCTTTACCCATGCGGATGGATAGCTTCTTTGGTTTCTTCCCTTTCCCGACTTTCTTCAGCTCAGCCTGCAGCGCTTTATACCCTGCTATCGTCTCGTTGGCTTTCTCAAGTGAGATCTCTCCTTTTGTAAAAGCTTCGACTGTGTTGTTGATTTCGGTTGTGATTTCCCCGACCTGCTTAGAGGCTATCAGCTTATCCATGTCAGGGTCTCCTGTTAGCTTTATGTTGAGGTAAGTCTGCTTTTTGGATTTGTTATCTGATTCCTGTAGTCTCTTCTTTAACTCTCCCAGTCTTGAGAGTTCCTTATCCTTTTCTTCGTCTGAGAGCTTTGAGTCATATACCGCGGTCTCCTCCTGTTTAATCAGGTGGATGGCACTAGATGCTTGCTTCTTTTCTAAAGCTGATATCCGACCATCAGAAAGCATATTCTTAATCATCTGGTCAGTGGTCTTCTTCCCTTTGTTCTCCTCCGCAGCTGAGGCCTTACTTAATATATCTGACCCTGCTGCGTTCTTCTCAGGCTCGGGGCCACCATATAAATCCAGATCTGAATCAGACACTTCTGAAGCTGATGTGGGGTAGGTTTCCTGCACAAACCTTCTTAGTATTGGAATCTGATTTTGATTGACGTCTTTACCCTCATTAATGTTATTTAAGCTCTCTATTATGTTAACAGGGATTTTGACATAGCCCGCAAGATAGCCTTCTAATAGGTTCTTGACCTGAAGCGGTGAGACATTTAATGCTTTGCCTATAAACTGATATGCCTGAGGTGTGAATTCGTAGGCTCTTTCTCCTGCGGGTTTACTGTTGAGGTAATAAGGGACGATATCTTTAGCTTGCTCATCTTTGGTGTCGTACTTGTAAAATGATCTGTTCATCAAGTTTTCTGTTAATGGTTTGATAGCCTGAGGTAAGTTAGCTCCTATGGTTTTAGTGGCTACTTCCTGAATGCTTTGACCTTCACCTAGTAGAGGCAGTCCTGAGGAGATGAAGAGTGTAGCCATCTCAGACAGGGATTGAGAGTTTGTGCCAGCTGCATAGGAGATAAAGTTTTCTACAGGGTTGGTTATGTATTTGATGATGTTCCCCTTAGGAATGGTCATATATTGGACTGTGCCTGTATCGCTTCTGCCGCGGACTATGACAAAGTTATCATCTTTCACAAACTGGGGGATCTCAGCAAACTCTTCAGGGAAGAACTGAGTGTTATATAGCGTAGTTGCCACGGCAGGCATAGTGCCGTATGTAGCCATCTTTAAAGCAAACTTGAATGGATTGTCCTTGGCGGTTCGGATCATCTTGTCGAACCCCTGTAACCCGACATTAAGAAAAGGAATAATAGAGTTAGCTACCTTCATCTTGGCTCCCATCCTCGCAAAGTCCAGCGTCCCCTCTCTTGATTCCATAGCCCCTATTAAAGGGTTGCCTGTATTCTGATAGGCTTTGTTGAATAACCCTATTCTTGTTGGATTCTCTGAGTATTTACCCAGCGTATCTAATCCTTCACCCATCCAGCCAAACAGCTTGCGTGTTAGCTTCTTCTGGGCGGTTTTACTCATCAAAGCATCATGTATCCCTTGCCTGCCTGACATTGATGAAAGAATTTGGGCTGCGCCCGAATTAACCCAAGCTTCGTAAACCTCATCCTTTTTCACTAGGTGAGATAGCCCCTTTGCCCAATCAACAAACGGAACATAGCCATATTTTGAATTCATAGCTGCGTCAAACTGATCCCTGACGATGTTAGGCAGCATGAATTCAGGGTTCCGGCCTGTGGCTCCCTGTCTGAGTAATGAAGCCGGTATCTCAAGTAATTTAAGGAATGAGTGCATGTTCTCTTCTGATAATCCTTTGACTGCTTTGGCTATATCTTCTCCAACCTCATAATGAACCTTCTGCCCGCTCTCCCAGACAGAGATGGTTGAGGACCCTGAGTTGGATGTGGGGTAGAAACCTAACTCCGGCATGACCTTGGTTAAGCCTACTATTGATTTGACTACATTGTTCTTCTCAATAGCAGCTCTTTGCTTATAGGTATTGGCTATAATTGACTCTACAGGGGAATAGATTTGTTTATCCGAACCCTTAATGCTTTTAACAGGGTTAGCACTCTGCTGAACTGACCTTGAGGGGATACCTAAGTAGTCATCAAGCTTATCCATGACCCTTTGGAAAGGGACATAGTCAGCATTAGCTGTCATGATGGCGTTAGATGTTGCAGGATCCATAAATCCAGCTTGTGATAGCTCCTGAAAGCCCTTCTTTTGGTATTCATATAGCTGGTCCGCTACAGCTTGGAGGTTTGAGCCGTGCTTGCTCTCCATTAACCCTGCTCTTTGGATTCCTAGGTTTGAGTCTGAGCCTTTAATTCCCCTGCCACCTAAGTTGATGTCACGTCTGGCTTTTAAATACAGGTCAATATCTTTTTGGGGGATCTGAAACTCATCAAGCTTGGATAGTATTGGTTTGAGCTCCTTCTCGTATCTATGCTCTGCTATCCCTCCCATGCCTAAGAAGCGTTTTAGGGTGTATCTTGGGTTATGTGCAGGCATAAGTTGAGCTCCCTTGGCTTTGAGTGCACCTTCTGCACTCTCAGCTGCCTTAACTATCGGATTGAACTTGTCTACCCAATTAGTATAGAATTCATCAAAGTGTTGAGTTAATGTTTTCTTGGGCTTTTGAGCTAATGAACCAATTTCTGAATAACCTGATTCAAGTATATCGTCCGATTGACTGGACATATCTTGTGGTCTTACCCTTAATCCTGTTTTGCCTGGCTGTTGTAGGGTTACTGAGCTGGCTAGCTGTGGAGAAGATAGTAGGTTATCTGCCGAAGCCATACCGCCTGGTAGCTGCTGTTGCCCTTTTCCCTTTAATTTTCCTGCTGTTTGTATTAATTTTTGGCTAGGGCCTAGCTTAATCTTTCCCATTTGCCCCAGTCCAGCCTGAGCTAGATCTACTCCCCCCACTAGTCTCCCTGCTCCCTTGGCTAGAGTCCCCATAGGAACTAAATTAGAAACATCGCCTATAGCTCCGACCTTACCCATAAGATCCATCTGAGAGACTTCTCTTCTTCTTGTTGGGTTGAGTGCATACTCTGCACCTCTTAAATATGACGCTGGTAGATCTGCTATGCCTTGTGCTCCAAAACTCATTACCTGCCTTGAGATCTGGGGTGGGAGCATTGGCATCGCCTGTCTGTATACTGCCTCAGGTATATTGTTGACAAAGTTCTGTGAATGCTTTTGGATCTGTGGAGTGACATGTTGCTCTGTTAATTGTCTTGCAGCTCTAACCTGGTCAGGGAGCGTTTGCACCCTTTGTACTGCCTGATTGAATTTAGATCTTAAGTTGTCGAGTATTCGTGGATCCATTATTTCTTTTTCACTTTCAATTTCTTTTTGTTCTCTTCATAATCACCTCTTGGGCCTGCAGCAAAATAACCATTGTTGATGTCATAGCCTGTATCTTGCCAGCCATACCAACCGCTCCAGCCTTTTGAATCATTCCCTAGTGATTTGTTATATGACTTGCTCCCCTCTTGAAGCATCTTGGCTACTATGAAGCTCTTTCTAGGGTCTCTCATGTCGGCATAGGAAGTAATGCCCTGTTCCTTTAACTTCTTGCCTTGCCTATCCATTAATCCATTAAAGGAGTCCGAATTAATCTGGGGGATGCCTCTGTCTGTAGACTTAACTTTCCCGGTCTTTTTATCTTTGTTCTCAGCATCAGGTCTATTAGGATCAAAAGTAGCGTTCTCACTGGCAAAGATAGCGGCAGCTGCTGTGGCTTCATTAGGGAAGAATTCACGGATTAACTGCCCAACGTTAGCTGGTGGCTGGTTAGGTTTGAATCCGGGTCTGGGGCCATTGTCAGTCCAGTATTTATCTCTAGGTAATGTCTCATAAGCAAAGCGGAAGTTAGGGTCTACTGTGGGCCTACTGGTTGGTGAGGGTAGTGGTGTAGCTGAAGGATATGGTGTTGCTCCCGGGACATCAGACTGACGGATTACCTCATTGGTTGGCTGTCTCCACATCTTGGGGCCTTGTGGTGCTGGTGGTTCACTGAACATATTCTTGATTGCTCCAGCTGCTGTACCAACCATCTGTCCTGCTTGTTGGAAATTAAACTGTGAGGGTGGAGGAGCATAGCCTCCTCGTTGTGCCTGTTCCTGATAGCCTGGAAAGCTGGCTACACTCTGACCTTGTTGTAAAGGAGCTCCAGTTCCGGTCTCGGGCATAGCTGTTTTCCTAAACGAATGTACTAGTTGAGGAGTCATTGCGTCACTAAACCGTTGGTGTGCTGTTTGAAGTATCTTCCCTAGCGCTGAGTTTTTGATGCGTTCGTCCATGAAGATAGATTAGTGGAGGGGGAATGGAGGTTATCAATATTCAGCCCTGTTGTATGATGGCTGTAGATAATCTTCCTGTCTTCTCCCTGGTTTGATCTGACCTGTCAACTGTTGCTGGGCCGGAGCTTGTTGGCGCGTATTATTTGAGGCAGTTAAGTTACTTTGAATATTAGGGTTAAAGGCATTAACAGTGTTTGTTGCTCTGTCTACTCCCTGTTGAGAAGATTGACCAAGTGACTGTAGCTGCAAGTTAGCCTGTTCTCTCATCATTGTTAGCTGTTGGGTAAACTGAGTGTTCTGTTGTTGTATGGCAAATACCTGGTTCCTGAGCTCCTGTAAGGCCCCTAGACGGGCTTCTGCTTTGGCTTGACCTATCTGTGCTCTGTTCTGAGATATTTGGAGGAGTTTGTTCTGGAAATCACGGTTAGCGCTTGATATACCTGATTGTTTTTGTTGTTCTAGCTGCATGAGTCCGGTGTTGAACTCTTTCTCTACGTTCTGCCTTTGAACATCAATCTGTTGCTGTACTTCGGCGTGCTGCCTACCTGTTTGGCCGAATTGTCTGGCTTGTTCTCTGGCCATGAGCTCTGATGCTGCTTGTCCGGCACTGGATGAACCACCGAATCTTTGAGTAGCTCCCATCTGTTGGTCTGCGTACATACGTCTAGCTGACTCAAGGGCACTTTCTTTAGCTTTGGTAGCTTTAGTGGATTGAGAGTTTAAACCTTGAAAGGCTACGTCCCTATCTGTGCCGAGCATAGAGCTATTTGTTTTGAATATGGCTTCTGCTTCTGCAAGTGCTGATGGATGGTCTGCCCTGAGTGCACTCTCTGCCTGATTTAGATAGTTCTCAGATTCTCCATATAACCCATTGATCTGATTCATGATGTCATCCTGGGAAGGACCTTGTTGATTAGCAAACTTGTTCGGATTGGCATTGTAGTCTGCCTCAGCTGAGGCCGCATTCCAACCTTTGTAGTTGTTCATGTTGAAGCCATTACCGCCACCACCACTTGAGGCCCGCTGTTGGGACTGTGCTTGCTGCCGTTGCGCTGCCTTTTGATATGTGTTGGCGACAGGCGAGAAGTTATTTGTATTTTGGGAATAGTTTTGAGGTTGAGGAGCCGAGACACCCTGAACCTGTCCTGTGTTAACGCTAGCCTGAGGGGCTGCAGGCTTCCCGTAGGCTATTCTTTCAGAAAAACCCATTTCAGGTAATCTAAGTGCCTGTCCAAGGACGCCGATTCCTGCGTTGACTAAGTGTTGTGTAAAACCCATGAAGGGATTGTAATTCTGTCTGTGAAGAGGTTATCAAGGGACGGCTTTGTTACAAAAGCCAAAGGCTTTTCTACAAAAGCCAAAGGCTTTGTTATAATTGCCGGATGAAGAAGATATTGATTGTTGTCTTTCTCATCGGTGATAACTAGATAGCCCACTTACTCTGCATTAGATACTCCATTTCGCCATCATTTCGTTGTTGCGGATTACAGTCTTATCCGACGATTCAGGAGCTTTGTAGTTCCAACAATAGTATTCAAAAGCTCTCATACAGTGAGAATACTCGTCGTGTATAGGAATTTCATTTGATTGATTAATAATGTTTGACTCTTTTTTAGGGTATCGGTAGTTCACTAGACACTCTCGGACTCTTGCACAATCAGGTACTGAACTTGAGACGAATAACCTGGGTATGAATTTATGAGTGTTTCTAATCTGGGTAGGTAGATCCGGGATGGAATCTGTTTTGATGTTATGGCCCATTCTTTTTAATTCCTCGATTGGGGATTTGCCAGTTGTTAACTCTCTCGCCCTTCCGGCTATATCTCCAGTTTCTAGTTCAGGTAGCTTGTAGGGTTTTGCTGCTAGAACTTGTGCAAAGTGTTCAAGGTTGGCATTGGCGGCTTCGTAGTAATCAATAACTCTCAACTCTGACCCATTAGGTTGAATGAAGATAATTGCGGTTGGGTCGTTGATCCCAAAGTCCCAGGTAAGGTGGAGAGGTAGGTTCGGATCATACTCGAATGGAATGTATTTTGAATCCATGTCCCATTCAGAATAAACAGCCCCTACAGGTTTTTCATACTCAGCTAGTATTTCCTGGCGATAATAAGACATGCCCATTAATTTGTATTCCTCAACTAAAGACTCAAGCTCTTTAGTGTCAATTTCAGGATTGTCTCTTGATGTGAAGTGGAAGGATTTAAATACTCCTGACGATTCAAGTCTGTAGAGATTTCTAAATCCTTTAGGTGTTCCAGTGACCAGGACAGGGGCTTTGTGTGTTATTAGATTTGGCCTGATAATCTTGGGATATATATCCTGATGCCAGTCATCGTATTCATCCATGCCGACTCGCCCCCAGTTTGAGATCCCTCGAAGTGCTTCTTTGTTCTCTACTCCCAAAAGCATCAACTTCCCTCCTCCTGAAAAGGTTACGGATAGCTCAACCTCATTGGTCTTGTAAGGGACTCCCGCTTTTTTGAAGTGCAAGAGGATTCTCTGAACGTGGTCATTCCATGCTATATTTCTCGCCTGCACCTTATTCGGAGCTATATAAGGACACACCAGGTTTGTTTGTAATGCGCCTTCAATAAGCCAGGAAATCATCAGGGATGTTTTTCTAAACTTTCTCCCGGCTCTAAGTAATACAAAGCGTTCTCCAGCATCCAACGCATCTAGCACTACTTGTTGTTTAGCATGAGGCTTTGACGGATAAAAGACATTCAAATTAACCTGTTTCATTTGGCTCTCCCCTGGTCACAATGAATTGAATGTTTGTTTGCTGATTGAACTTCTTCTCGTTCTCGTTAAAGTCGGGGTGTCTATTCTTTAACCAGTAGATCAACGCTGTCGTATCCTTCTCTAGCCCCCTAGCATAGAGTGTCTCCTCTGCCGTATCACACATCTCCATCTTGGCTTCCATGGCTAACTGCCTAAATCCTTCGTCTGCTTCTAGCCAGTCATAGTAAGTAGTCCTGTTAATTCCTACCGTTTCACAGACTGTTGAGATATTTCCCATATACTGGGGGTTTTTATATGTCTTTATCCACACTGCCTTTTTAATGTTGTTGAGTTTTGGTGGATCTGTTTTAATATTTATGTTTAATTCTTCAATCATTATCATTTATTATACTCCCGTGAAAGAGCTTTTGGCTCTCATATGCGTTTATCCTATGCGCATCCCAGTACTAACCATGCCTGCCTTACCTAGCCAAGCCGTGCCGCACCCCGCCTTGCCTCACCTGCCTCGCCCCACCTAGCCTTGCCACACCCTGC